TGCAACAACTTTATGTTGTTGCAATCTTTCTGGGTATTTGATAGTTCTAAACTGTCTATCTCAGTGGTTTTTAGTGTGGCTTATATCTTGTTTAACTGTGTGTAGTAAATGCAATGTGTAACCCACGCTGCAGTGACTACGTTCGCACGATTAAAGAAGTATAAGTCATAACGAACCTTTTAGTAAGTTACCATTTGATTAAAATGGACCCAATCAATTTGTCAGTAAAGACAATAAAAACCGGTGTAACCTTACGTCAAAGTGATGTCCCACGAATGTTTTTAGTTAATTCGTGGTCTACTCTATGTTATATGTTTAAAAAAAATAAAAACAAAATAAAAATGAATAGAATAAAGAAAGAAACCCTCCAAAATAAGTGTTAAAACAAAAGGAGCGAGAAAAAATAAAAAAGATCTTATCTTTTAGCCATTGTACCTTACATGGTGTAGTTTGAATCTTGCTAAAGGAGTATTTAACCGTTAGTGAGTGGATGGCTACATCTAGTCCGTTAGTTCCACGTTGGTGGATATCGACCGATTTTTAAAGGTTTTTCCTGGGTTATGAGAAAACCGGCGCAGAAAGTACTTGGTCAGGGCGACCCGCTCGTCATGGGCGTTAGCGTGAATATGGGCGTAGAGAGCGCGTTTCAAAGTTTCTTAGAACTTTAAATTTCACCTATGTGGGGCCTCGCGGCCACACAGTGAAGCCTCTCTGCCGAGACGCGGTGTTGGGTCAATTAACCGCCGGCGCTGCAAAGCTATAGATCAGGGCGACGACAAGAAGAAATATAAGGGAGCATAACCTACAGTCGTTCTGTGTTAGCAATGTACACGGTGGGGGTGTTATAGTAGGACAATTTAAGGATAGTGCAATTTCCAATAAGTATGTGTGTGAATATTTATATTCATACTCAAACTTATGCACTATTCTATGGCCGAAATAACACCTTACCCCAATTTTCCGTTATCCGCAGTGAGCACCGATGAGCCGGTAACATTTCGAAAGAAATGTTGTTCGGCCTATTGGTGTTGGTTTCATTAACACAAATTAATGATGATTGACACAATAGGCTTAATAACGTTTTCACTAGATCTTATCTTGTGTGTGATTATATGTTTAAAAAATATTCTAACTTACGTGCAATCCGTGATCCTGAGCCTTAAATTATTGGGATCTAATACGAAAATTAATACTCTCCATGAAGAGAGCCGCGATTTGTGCATAGAAGATGCACACCAACCCTCCGAAGAATATCAATTCAATCATCAACAGGTAATGAACTCATTAATTTGGTACCATCATATACATGAAAGTTTTGTAGAATGGAATGATGTAGAACCTTATGATCCTATGAGATGGGATCCCATGAGTGATCAAGGAATAACAGATCAAGAGTCCCTGGATAGTTTAAATCACGAATTCGAGACCAGTTCTGCTAGTTCCTATGATGTAGATCCTAATAATGATGATGAAATTGATATTCAAGGGGATGAGAAATTGATAAATAGAGATTTGTATTATCGGAGAAAATTATCAGACAGCAAATACAAACTCGATACGGCAACCGCTGCTGGTAGAATAAAGCAGGCGAAAAAAGAGGAGAAAGCCGCTCGAGAACATAAGAAGAAACAATTTTTTGTGAATTTAGCAATTAATCAAGGAACCTATCTTAATGGAAAGAGGCGAAATAAAATCGAGAAACAAGATGATGAAACAAGTAGTTCTTTTGACTATATTAGTTTCTTTAAAATGATGTACTCTAGTAGTACAGATCGTTTCAAAGATTTGAAATTGCCTTCTTTCGGTAGTACTTTTTCAGATATGTATGGCACTAGTGTCAAATTTTATTATGATCAAATCGAAAAAGTAATGCCCTGGTACGCAAGATGGTACAATGCAGGTAGGAGATATTGGAATTTAAACCAAGACTCCTATCTAAATCGTTATCTTAATACCAGAGATTATTCCTTATTAATGTTAAAAGCAGTCCTTGATATGCAAAAGAAATGGTTCAAAATTGAAACAAATGCTGCACTAGTTGAAATGTATGTTGGGTTCTATTATTTATTGAAAGAACAACGTACGGTTAAAGGTGTATTATTGAGTTTCCATTCTTTTTTACAAAGAACCATATTCCCACGAGGACTTTCACAGCAAATTTATGAAATTATAATGTCTAAACCTGATTATGCTTTTGAAGAACCGAGATTTGCAGGCACGCATTATCCAGAAGAATTTTTGGGTAATACAGTTGTTTATGATTCTTGGGAATTTGATAGCTTGCCAATTCAGAATCAGGGATTCCCTTCTATGTCATGGAAAAACACTTATGAATATATACGTGATTGTTATTTTGGAATGAAATCGCGTGCTAGTTGTGAACTAGTTTCACAGATTCAAGAAGTACTAGTTGCTTTAATAAAATTCGAATTCATTAAAAGTGTGAAGTGTAAAGAAATCATAGAAGAAATCAAAGGCATTAAAATTAGTAAATTAAAAATTTCGACTTCTTCTGCAGCAGTCCTTTTAATTGATACTGTGTTTATGGTAGTTGATAAGATTTGGTCAGCGATTTCCGAGGGAAATTATAAACTACTATTTTCTACAACCAGTGCTACATTACAATTAGAAGAAGATTATGCTGATGCTATGGCCGCCTATAGAGCTTATTGTGAAGACAAAATGGAGGAGATGAACTTAACCACTTATGATGTGGAAATCAAACTTGACAATGTCCTTGTGGCACTATCTAATCAATTAAAAGTTTGTACTGGTCATGACAGAAATTATTTCTCAATTAAATACCAGAAAGTTTATTCTACCTTAGCTGATTACCAGAGAGAGTTGTGCAGTGCTACTATACGTGAAAGACCTTTTGGAATTTTATTATATGGTGACACTGGTGTTGGTAAGTCTTCTGCAACGAGCTATCTTTTAAAAGCACTATATAGTGCACTTGGCCTAAAGTATACAGAAGAGTCCGTTGTTTCTTTGAATGCTGCTGATAAATATCAATCCGAATATAAAGCTCGTCATACTGCAATAGTCCTTGATGATATTGCTAATACTGCTCCTAACTTCTGTAGCGGAACAAGTCCTTTACAAATAATCGTTGATACAATTAATAATCAACCTAAGTTTGCACTTAAACCTGATGTAGAATCAAAGGGTAAGGTAGCATTCCGACCTAAATTTGTAATAGGTACAACTAACGCAAAGAATTTAATGGCTCCCATATATTCCACTAACCCTGCGTCTATATTATCGCGTTTTGAATATATTATTACAGTTGAAGTGTTGCCTAATTATAGAATGGCAAATTCAACACGATTAGACCAAGCGAAAGTAGGTACGGAAATGGAGTTCCAGAGGTTTGAAGTACAGCAATGTGTCCAAATAGAAAATGGAAGTAGTGAACAATTTGTACCAGTGTATCATAACGGCAAATTAATGAAAAATATAGCTCTAGGTGAATTGTTAGTGTTTTTGACTGAGAAGTCAAAGATATTTTCGGAACAACAGAAGCAATTAGTTACGAGAACGAGGAAAATTGTTACTGATGAGATGTGTGAGCATAGCGTGTTTAAAAATATTTGTCCGCATTGTAAAGAACCCGAATCTATGGAAGTGGAGATTGAAGCTGAAGGAGAGGAAACAGGGTTGCTTGATATTGGATACACAATGATGCGAATAATAAACCGATTACCATTTGCGTTCATATGGCATTGCGTGAAATTGGATAGGCAATTGCGAGAGTATAAGTCCAGAGGGTTGGTGAGGTTCTTTTTTACCCACCCCCACTGGTTCTTTGTGCTCTTGTTGTCGCCCGTTCTTTTTGCGCATTTTTATATAGCCAATTTCTATGCATATATTGGAGAGTTAATCTGGATATTATTTTGTTGGTTCGTATACTTTACTTTTACTTGTATGAGTAGAGTTGTCAATTATTATACGATGGTCGCATCCGACTACCGACAATTGAAACGAAAGATTAATGCTAATGTGTGCAAATATATGAATTATAAATGGTATATCATGAGTGGAGTTATTGTTCTTCTCTATCTAAATAAGGATAGAATTTGTAAATGGTTAGGATTAGTTGCAGCTGATCAGGGTCAAACCCAATCCAGGGAAGATCCACGGGAACCTATTTTCCAAAGACCTGTTGAACATCGTTCGAACGTTATGTCGCACGATAGATCAGAAAACTTTGTAGCATATGATAACCCGAATATTAGTTTTGCTGCTCCTGATAGTATCTATTATGAATCAAGAACAAAAGGATTAGAAGTGCCGAATATGTGGAAGAAACCAGTAGTGGAAGCCCCACTCTTTAATGATAAGACTATGACATTCGAGAGAGTAGAAAATAGAACTCGTAGATGTATAGCAATGATAAAATATTATTCCGCAGATCGTCAGACTATGAATACTTCTAATGCCTTTTATATCCACCATTGTTGTTGGTTAGTTCCCTACCACATTGTATCGAGGGATTACGCAGAAATAGACTTTATCTATTCGCCTCTAGACCGTCCAGGAGGTAATTTTAGGACGAAGATTGGTACTAGTTCTTACGTGCGCATAGGCAAGAGTGATAATGCTCTATTATATCTACCACAATCTACACCAAGACATAATAATCTTGATCTATTTCTTTCTAAAGAACCCTCATCACGGTTCGAAGGAAAGATGTTGTATCGCAATAGTGATGCTGAGATAATGGGTGATTTATCCATATTTGAAGCTTATAAATTCACTCAGAGTGCTGGTAGTATTGATTATGAAAGAAATGCGCCTTGTAGATCTTACCAATGGACTTACCCCACATTTAAGGGATTATGTGGAGGTATTGTTATAGGAAATAGTAGACATCCCTTCGTATATGGAATGCACATAGCTGGAATAGCAGGGAAGAAATTTGCAATTGCACAATTTGTGACGCGTGAACAATTAGTTGAAGCGATGGAGAAGTTCAAACAAGTACCGCACTTTTTTGATGTGTGTTCTCAAGGGCGATTAGTACTAGATGTGCCGGATAAGAAAGTATTTCTCAAAGGAGAAAGAGAAATAAGTAGAGAATCACCGACACTATTTATGGAAAATGATGCCCAACTTAATTATTATGGTCCACATTCTGGGCCTAAAAGAACATTCAGATCAGGTGTGAAACGTACTTTTATATCACAAGCAGTGGAAGAAGTTTTCGGTATTGTCCCTACACACGGACCTCCAAGAAATTTAAATAATTGGCGTCCTTGGCAAGCTGAACTTTCTCTACTTACGCATTTGAAATCACTCAACCCTGACATCTTAAATACAGCTATTACGGATTTTAAAATTGCTAATGATGAATTTTGTTCTAAAAGGAAAAATATTTGCGCGCAGATGCATAAAATTGATAATGATGTGAACTTAGCAGGTTTGGATTCTATATCTGGTTTTGAAGCTATTAATTTAAATGCTTCATCCGGTTGGCCTTATTGTAGGCCTAAATCAGAATTCATTATCCCAAGTTCTCGCGTTGTGAAAGGAATATCTCGACCGTTGGATGCACCTGACTGGTTATGGTCAGAAGTGGATGCAATGGAAGAAGTATTGCTTAACGAGGAGAGAGTTCATTTAATACATCGTTGTAATTTGAAAGACGAACCTACTAAATTAACGAAAGATAAGGTTCGAGTGTTTGCTGGTACGCCTGTTGCTGGGCTTCTTTTGGTTAGACGATATTATTTGCCCATTTGTAAGTTCATTATGGATAATCCAATTCATTTTGAATGTGCCGTGGGAGTAAATTGTTATAGTAAACAGTGGACAGAATTGACAGAAGCTATGATGAAATATGGAGAAAATAGAATGATAGCAGGAGATTATAAATCATTCGATTCAACAATGCCAAGTCAATTAACTACAAGTGCCATGAATTTACTTATAGATATCGCTAAGAAATGTGATTATAGTGAGAGAGATATCAAGATCATGACAGGTATAGCAACAGAAATATGTTTTCCTTTGTATGAATTTAACGGAGATTTCATCCAAGTAAATGGTAGTAATCCGTCAGGACATTCCTTAACAGTGTTTTTAAATAATATAGCTAATTCACTATATTTGCGATATGCTTACTTTGAGATAGCGATGTGTAATAAGATTAGTCCTCCCAAATTCAAGGAGGTAGTTAGTGTAATTTGCTACGGTGATGATAATAAGATGAGTGTGAAAGAAGGTTATGATTGGTATAATCACACTGCGATCTCTGATTCGTTAGCAAAATGCGATATTACTTATACCATGGCAGATAAAGAAGCAAAAAGCGTGCCTTATATTAGTAATTCCGATTGTACTTTCCTTAAAAGAAAATCTGTGTGGGATCCGAATTTTAAAAGATATTTATGTCCGATAGAAATAGGAACTCTCAATAAGATGCTTCACTCTTATCTAGATGGTGGCAATATGAACCCTAGGGAACATTCTGTTAACGTTATTGATAATGTTCTACGTGAGGCTTTCTTCCATGGAAAAAATGTTTTTGAACAGTACAGAGCCGGATTAGTTGAAGTTGTTAAAAGGTGCGAATTACAAGTATGGTTTGGGAAAGATGGCATTCCTAGATATTTGGATTATGAGAAATGGTATGTAGAGTCCTATATCTATCCTCGCTCTATCACGATACCTCCGTCATGTGGAGACGTTAAAACCACTCTAGGTCCACAAGGCCTAGAAACTACAAGAAGAGTGTATGGTTACGGTGATGTGTTACAGCAA